CGGTGTGCAAGAGCTGCGTATCCATAGACCTGGAAGCGAACTGTGAGGTTCGCTGAAAGGACATCTGGGAGAACGCGTGTCTTCACGCCTGACTCAAAGAGGTAAGAATCTGAGAACTTACCGACTAGAACAGGAGTTTGATTTGTTGCAGCGCCGTAAGTCTTTGGCATTGTTGCATCAATGAAGACTGGAACGCCTTGGATTGTGCCAACAAGACCTGCTGGCGCTCCTGGGTTTGTGACTGTTCCTGCTGCATTGAATGCCTGTGATGCGCCTGTTACTGGTACAACGAGTGGACGAGTTGATCCGTCAACCTGTGATGCGAACCAGTACCAAAGTGATGGGTGCATGACGATTGCTTCTGCTGCCTTGTAACGGTTCGTTGTGACCTTTGAAATCGCCTTAGCGATTGAGATTAGACCGTTTGCTGCTGAAGGTGTGGTCTCTGTCCATGTTGTTGGGATGCCGTTTGTTGTATCAGCACCAAGAGTTATTAGACCCTTGAGTGTTCCTGATGTTCCATCACCTGTTCCGACAACTGCTGTGTTCAGTTGAAGTGCATAGTCAGCCATCAAGTCACCAAAGACTAGGCGATCAAGACCGCCAGCAAGAGGTGATTGTTCAACCAGTTGAATCGAAACATTTTCATAGCCCGATATGGTTCTTACGGGTGCCGTTACAGTGCTAGAGATCATATCTCGAGTTGTTGTTGCTGCATTGTCTGCTGACTGGAATGCTGAAAGTGTTCCAGTTGTGATCTGTGGAATGTTGATGCTGTCTGTTCCTGCTGGAAGTGCCATGTTTGTGACAAGGTCAGCAGTTACACGAGCAGCACGAGCAAATTCTGCATATTCGTTGATCAAGTAAATAGGAGGAACAAAATCTCCACCTGCTCCGTCTGTGCGTGAGATGTCGCGTGATTCAACTGCGACTTCATTTTGGTGACGGTGTAGGCGCTCCCATGAGGTGCGATCGTTGCGAAGTGTTGCACCGATCATGTCGCGAACGAATGAGTTCTCGCCATTCTTCTCGTATGTGTGCGCTTCGCGTGTTACAACAGCAGAACCAAATGTCTTGATTCCGGCTTCCTTGCGTGATTCTGCAAGTGCTGATGTGCGAGCTTCCAACTTTTCTGCTGTTGCAATGCGCTCATCGAGTGCTGCAACTTCTTCCTGCTTTGCTGAAACTGCGTCAAGTGCTTCTGCGGTTACATCGTCAGCGGCAAGAACTGCCTCTGCTTCTGTCGCTACTGCATCACGCTGTTCCTTGAGTTTTGAAACTAGAGACATTTATGTCCCTTTCTCTTGGATTGGATGTTTGAAACCGTCGGGGCAGTAGCGCCGAGGGAAGGCGTTTGCTATTTGCGCAAACGAAGTTGATTGAACTTCAGTTGAAGTTGACGCTTGCGAAGTGCAAGGTTGTCATCTTCGGCGCTGCGCATTCCAACTGATGTGCTGGAATACGCTGGCATTGTTACGACGCTGACTTCGTAAAGATCAAGGTCGGTCAGTGTGCGAAGACCGCCCTCGCGGGTATCTCCACCATCTGCGACTGTGAAAGCAAAAGACATTTTGTCCACATCTCCACGAGAAAGAGCGGATGCAAGTTCTGCGGCGCGAGGATTCATTGGATCAAGGGTTGCTTCCATGCGCAGTCCGACTGAATCTTCTGCAAGGCGCAATGTTCCTGACTGTGTTGATGCAAGCGGCAAGGATTCAAAGTCGTGATTTACTAGCAAGAACATCGGTTGATCTGATTGCAGGGTGCGAGTGAAAGCGCCCGGTGCTATAACTTCGCGGAAGTTGAGTCCGTCTGCTTCTTGATTGAAAGTTGCTGCATAGCCCCCAATTTTTAGTGAACCATCTTCTGTTGCAACTGAACGAATATCGGCAAGCATTGTGATTCGCTCTGCGGTCTGCATCGCTGTTTTGCGAGCTTCAATCGCGGGATCAATCTCTGCTGTGCGAAGCGGTGGCATTCCTTGATCTGCAAGCATTCCATCAACTTGATCAGCAGGTTCTGCTGGTTCAACAGGTTCGCTCATCTCATCGTCAGGATCAACGCCGCCAAGGGCTTCAATCACTTCGCTTAGAGCGGCATCTGCTGCGCAAATTAAGTAATATGCCTGAGAAACTATCGGGTCAATGTTGTTTGCAAGTAGGTCTTGCGCTGCATCCATTGCAGCATCTGCTGCCATTACATTGTGAAGAACAGGGTCTCCATCAATTCCGTAAGGCTCGGTGCGAATTTCTTTTTTTGTTAAATCTGAAGTGGTTGCATCAACCATCATTTCACCCTCCTCGGATGTCATTTTTTGCAAAGCGCGAACATTGTTATCAAGTTGGTTCTTTATCTTTGTTGACCATGAGAATCCGGCATCCCCACCCCATGCGTCCCATGAAACTCTTCCTGGTGATGGATAGCCTTCTTCACCTGCGCTGAAGCCTGTTGCTTTCTTGTCCACTTCATGTCGAGCGAAGAAGGAATACATTCGCACAACAATCTCGGCTGACATTGAACGACCTGCTGCAATATCGGAAGCGCGTTTGCGACCAACATCGGTGAAACCTTGACCTGCTTGTCCATCTTTAATCCACGCAAGTGCGCGACTAGCTGCTTCTTGCATTCCCTTGGTTGGACGATAAGTCTCGGCCATTACTCAAGCACACCCATCACAGGCGCAGATGGATCGGCATCAGTACCAAGTGAAGGAGTGTCTCCTCCGGCAGTTACTGTTCCCGCAAGTGCTTGATGGAATACATCGCCGCCCTCAAAAGGTTCAAGACCTTCAATTTGGCGAACTTCATTTGGTGTTCTAGCGCCCATCTGAACATTTATCAGGTTGACGCGAGAACGAGTGAGTGCATCTGTGCGCAAGATTGATGAAGTATCAAAGGCCACATCTGTTCCCGCAACCAAAATCTTGGACATTCCAATCTCAATTCGACGAATCCAAGGAGCGATTGTGTGAGTCAGGAAGTTGAGTGAGGCTTGCTCAACATTCTGATAAGTCTGAGAACCACCCATTGCACCGATTAGGTGATCCGGAATTCTAAAGATGCGAGCAATGTCGCGGATAAGTTGTTCGCGAGTTGCGATCATGTCGTTGTCGGCTGCCGATGTCGTGATCGGACGCCACTTCAAACCATCTGAAAGAACTGCTGGACGACGATGGCGACGGTGAGTTGCCTCCCATGTGCCTTGAATGATGCGAGCCTGATCAAGAGTCAACTTCTGATCTGTCTCAAGAACTGATGACGGTGTGCCGCCCTCACCGTAGAACTGCGCAAGATGGCGATCCATAGCGATTGAAAGACCAACTAGGTTGCGAGCTTGATTGAGAGGGGAAATACCAACCAAGGACTGTGGCGGCGTGAACCAGCGCAAGTGGATCATGTCTTCGGTGCTGATCTCATTGCCAAGGTGTAAATACACACGACCTGTTTGCTGACCATTAGGCATGACCTGCATTTGATAAGGGTGAAGCGGAACAAGTCCGATCATTTCCCCGCGACGGTCACGATCAATCTTCACATAAGCGTTTCCATGCAGCGCCATTGATGCCACGATCTGATGAATCAATTCATAAGTGTTTGATTCAGGATCAGGATCGGCCAAGACAGTTGGCAAAGGCTGCATCTTTCGCTTGCCGTCTTTGTCTATAACAAAGCAGCGAAGTGACATTGAGGCAACTGAGTCGGCGAGCAATGAAACTGCGCCAAGAACAGATGAAACGCCAAGTGCTGTCCATTCATCAATGCGTTCTCCGGCAGCCGAAGTCATTGAAGTCTGTCCGTAGAGTTGACTCAATGGTGAAACATAGTTGTTGAATTGTGGGTATCGCCCATTTGAGGCGGCTCTGCGCAGGAGACTCATTCACTTGCTCCTTCTGATGTTGCTAAATAACTTCCAGCCAAGAGCAAGACTCCTGCTGCGATGCAAGCTGCACCGATTCCAAGAATGATTCCAACGCCAACAGCGATAAGGACTGCGCCAAGAATTTCAACGATCGTCGTGATTAGACCAAACACTTGGAACCTCCTCTTCTTGAAGTGACCAGGGATCAAAAACTTGCGGCAGGTTGCCGCTTTGTGTCTGCCACCAGGCTGCTCGCTCAAGTGCCATAACTGATGCCACTGCTAAGTCAATGCGTCGGGATGAGCCGCGCTTTTCTTTTGCAAGGCGTGTGCCACGCGCATCGACGCGCAAGGTGGCATTGGAAATGTGTCGAGCGAGTTGTGGGTCGCCGTTTTGCGTGATGCTCTTGTTCACAACCGCCTCAAAGAAGCGAGTCGTTGCAGGAGTCATGCGCGATGCGTTCTGCGGAAAGGTAACGACCGGGAGATTTTCATCTTCTAAGACTTGAAAGGTTCTTGCCCATCGGTAAGGATCGCAAGAGATTTCCAAGACTTGCCAGCGTTTTGCCGCTTCCCTGATTGCATCTTCTACTTCTAAGACAGGCACTTGCCAGTTGGCATCGGCCTCTTCGGGTTTCTCCCAAACTTTGACTGGCATTATGTGAGCAACATCTTCAACCGAGACTGCGACGATCGCTGTGCAGTCACCATTGAAGGAACCGTCAAAGCCAATGACCACATCTGCGCCGTCGGGAATATCACGAGAACTAGCAACTGCTTCCCATGAACCATGAGGCAACCAAGTTTCAGAAACCGAAGTCCAGATGTTCAGGCGCTTGGTTTTGAATTCTGCTTCGGGTGTTCGCAAGATTGCAGAAGCGAAGTCTCCGGCAGCGACGATGTCGTCAAAGCCAGGGTTTGAAGATTTCCAAATATCGGGCGAACGATAATCGCTGTCTTCGCCGTTTGTAGCTTCCCACCATGAGAAGAAGAATGTTGGATCATCAACTTCGCCGCTTGCAACGCGCTTGCCGTACTCGTACAACGAGAAGCAAATCGAATCCTTGCCCGAAGTATCAGTCTTAACTCCTGCGGTCGTGATAGCCACCATCAGAGGCTCGACACGAGCGCCCATTGCAAGGGACATAACATCAAAGAGTTCGCGATTGGGTTGTGCATGGAGTTCATCAAATGCGACGAAGGTTGGGTTCAAACCTTCTTTTGAAAATGCTTCGGCAGAAAGTGCGCGATAGACAGAACCTGTCTTTGGGTTGTAGATCGCATCTTTGAAAACATCAAGAACTTCTGAAAGTTCAGGTTGCATTTCAACCATGCGCTTGGCTGTGCCGAAGACAATCTTCGCCTGTTCCTTTTCAGCAGCGCAGGAATAGATTTCCCCACCGACTGAACCGAAGACAAGAGACTCAAGTGCAACTGCTGACAGCCACGCACTCTTGCCATTCTTACGAGGAAGACCAATCAAGGCAACCTTGTGTCGAAGAGTGCCATCTGCCTTTTCTGCAAAGAGCTGACGAGTCAACTCGCGCTGCCAGCCTCTAAACTTCAAAGGTTCTCCGGCATGACCTGCAACTGAGTCTTTGGTTATCTTGCAAAGTGCTTCTGCAAAGTCGGAGATGTGTTCGCCTCGTGAGCGTTTCAAATCAACTTCAGGAACTGTGGTCAACCAACGCGGTGGCCAACCTTCAATTTTCTTTGCCACCCCTGGCACTCCTTGCTCTTACTTGCTTTGCCTCTTGGCGATCAGTTGATCAAGAGCTGAAACTCGTTTGACTTCGGCAACGCCAAGTCGTGTTCGTGAGACTGGGTCAAAGCCGAGTGAGGAAAGTGAGTCAATGAATGCCTTATTGATGTGAACCAACAATCTTCCATCGGCTGCTTCCAAAGTTGCGTGATATTTATTTCGAGCAGCTCGCAAGTCATCTGCAAGTCTTGCTGAGTTCTCGATCGCTTGGCGATCAGATGCCGGAGACAACCAAGTGATCGCGTGTTCCCATGCGTTGTTCCAAAGATCAAGTCCGTCTTTTCCTAAACCTTCAGGTGCAGGTGGAGTGCGATCGGCCATCGGCAACGGAGTCACGATTGCAAGTTCAGTCAAAAGACGCTTGCCAGGATTTCCAGTTGCTCTTTTTATTTCATTTGGCTTTGGTGGTCTTCCAGCAACCATTGCAAAACCTCCAAAAGTTAGCCCGAACCTGTAATTTCGCGCGTTCACGCGTTGGCAGGGGCAACGGGGTATATATCAGCGTGTGTAAAAAAACAGAACTTGAGCGTGGAAGGGTTGTTCGGTTACTTATCTTGCTTTTTTGAATTGCATTTTCTGCAACAAGCCCGCAAATTTGCCGGGTTGTGAGACTGGCTCTTGTCTTTGCTGACCGGAATTACATGGTCAACTGATGCGTTTGTTGAATCTAATTTTATTTGGCAGTAAGAACAAACCCATCCATCTCGCTTGAGGATGAACTCACGCAGCTTGCGCCATTGTGCATCGTATCCTCGCTGCGCAGGTGTTGCACGAACGCGAGCAGGTAACGCTGCGATGTGCGTGTTAGCACAGTTGACGCAACGACTCCACTTGTTCGGTTGTATTGGTACACCACAACCAAGGCAAGGCAGCTTAGGCATTCTCTTGGTCTAAGTAAATGAATGGCGCTGATGTGTAAGCATCATTGCGTGATGCGATAGTAAGTGCATCTGCTATTGATGCACCCGCATAAAGCGCACCGATTGCATAACTACTGCCACTGCCAACACCATAGAAGCCTGAGTCATCTCGTGAGATAGAGAAGTCATCTGCTATTTCAAAGAGTTCGCCACCAACTGAGATAAGGAATGAGAACGCTGTGTCATCATCATCTGCGTTTGCTTTGTAATCGTTATCCTTAAAGCATTGCTTCAATGATGGGATAACTTTTGCAATCATAAAGTGATAAAGGTCGCGCTTATCTTTTGCAGTTGGTATTGGTGGCAACCAAATGTGTTGAGCAATATCGCAAGGCGCACACTCACCGCTACCGGCAATGATGTATCCATTGCGTTCGCTAATCTTAACCATTGACTGTGCAGAATACTTTCGTCCGTTAGATGCAGTGACTTGAGAGTCAGCACCGAACACAACACCATTATTTGATTGCACAGCAATGATCGTTGTCATTTACTTCTCTGATCCAATAACGAGTCAACAACAACCTGAAGTGCTTCTTTTCGTGGAATGTTATGTTCTTTGCGAATGACTTCCGAAAGATGCGCAAGGATGTTGTCAATGACGCCATCGACTTCAGTTGTCTCCACTGTTGAGTTCATAGTGGAAACCTTTCTGAAATGACAATGTCGGCTTCCAGTAAAGACACTGAACTCCGACGCGCTAAGCGTACCTTGAGCGAGTGACAAGACAAGTCAAATCGCATCGCTCTTGTGGGCGAGGAACTGCTTGACATTGTAAAGCTGCCCTTTCCTAGCAATCTTTTCTTTCCTAACGATGCGATACACCTGACGCTCTTGAATGTTTGTATAAGCAGCGATCGCCTCGGCATCCAACCAGATGTCTCTGTGAGGATCAGACATGGCAACAGCAATCAGTCGAAGGGTTGTCCACTGAGTCTCGCACTTGCGACATTGGAAGATGTCCAACGGATCATCATCATTGATCTTGAGAAGGTTGTTGCAGTTGCCGCCCTCTGATACTTCTGCCGGACAAGCAATCCGTCTTGCCTTCTTGACGAACCGCCGCGCCGCCGCCATTCCCATCGCGTGAAGCTCTTTGACCTCTCGCAAGTAATCGCCAATCCATTCCTGCTCCCCCGCCCATCGCAGGTGGGTTTGGGCAAAGGCGATGGCGTCAACAATCTCAGCGCCAACTGACTCGGGCTTGCGAATCATCGCTGGCGGCGTCAGCCGTCGGTCGGCGCGGATGATCTTCTCCCACTCATGCAAGATTCCGATGATGTCACTGCCAGCGACAAATGACAGCGCCGCAACATTGAGACCAATGGTTCGCTCTGATGATCTGCCACCGCCTCCTGATTTACCAGGTAATAGTTCATCGTGACTTGCCGACCAGAATTCGCCAAGGTCATCAAGTATCTGATGAAACTTAGAATGACACCTATCGCACAGCCCTTTGACTGCCACCGAGTTGTTGCACATTGAACAGGTCATCAGAATGGGACTCCTTCAGTGTTAGTGGTCTCTAACTTTTCAAACAGAGGTGCGGGTTCAAAATAGGTCGGCGTTTTGCAATCGTGAGTTGCTAAGACCTTGGTGTGCCGATCGCTCTTACCGATGTGCCAAAGGGTTCGCTTGACGAGAAAAGGTTCAACCGTTCCCATCGTCTGAAATATCCGACGCCCCTGCATTCTCATCTTTACTTCATCCACAGGGTTGAGTGGGGT